TAGCTCTATTTAAAAAAGAATCGTTTAATGCAGAGAGAAACTTTGCTGTTGTATCATTTGCGGTTAACGAACCGTAGTATGACATATTTCCGTAGTAGATACCGTCTACGAAGGGAAATATAGGATCGCCTATTACAGCTTGAAAGTCTTTTGTAGCACGTGCGTTATTTCCAATTACCAATGATCTACTAGTATTATTACTATAATTCTGTGCGCCTATAATTATATTGTAATTTCCGGAAACTATACCGCCACCAGCAGCAGTTCCAAAAGCTATATTATAACCGCCTAGGGTTTGATTGATTAAAGTTGAGGTACCTAAAGATATATTATAATTACCAGTTTGGTTATTAGATGCATTATTATTTCCGATAAAGATGTTACTAGTTCCTTGGGTAGTATTATACCCCGCAGTATCGCCAATCAATACATTATAACTACCATCTACTACATTTGCTCCTGCATTATGACCAACAAAAACATTAGATTGACCAAAATCTATTACAGTACCGGTTGAATCGCCAACAATAACATTATTAATTCCCTGTATGTTTTGATTGATATTTTCTCCCAAAATAACATTTCCAGCATTGTATAGAACTTTAAGATCATTAATTTTACCTGTAGAACTAATTTCTCCTACAACAGTTAATGTCTTGTTTGGACTACCTGTCTTTATTCCAACAACCCCGTCTTTTATAACACCGTTGAAGTCTACCGCGTTGCCTACATGAAAAACTTCATTCCCGTAGTCAGCATCGTAAAACGATGCAATGTCACCTTGACCTTTACCCTGGGATACAAATAATGCAGGTCCTGGCCCGGAATTAACAACACTTAACGCGCTGGTAACTGAAACGATTGTATTGGTAAAAAAGGCGCTTCCTGTAGTAACTAAATTGCCAAAAATATTAACATTACCAAAAATATCTGCAGCACACAAGAATATTTGCTGTGTAGATAGCGTATTATAAGATACGTATTGTGAACTTGTATCGCTCCACGCAGTATAAACATTAGTCCAACTACCACTATTTGCACTAACTGTAGAATATACTGATTGAAGTGTAGGTGGTACAGCATTAAAAATAATTGTATCCAAAGTTACTCCAGCACTCACTAAAGGTCCTTCTGTATAAAATCCTTGTGTAGAGCTAATATCTCCAATAACAGTTAATGTTTTGTTGGGGTATTCGGTTTTAATACCAACAACCCCGGAATACGTTCCTGGAGGTGTTATGTTGCCAATTAACATCGCAATGCCGCCCTCGGCATCATAAAATTTTGCTATATCATAAAACCCGTCTTGTGACACATATAATGCGGGTCCAAAACCTACGTTAACAATACTAAGTGAACTTGTTGTAGTTGCTTTAGTAGTAATAAACTCTAAGCCGCTAAGAGCGGAGAGAGCACCAATAATTAACATATTACCCTGAATTTTTAAGTCCCCTTCTATTAAACCACCAGATGTTTTGAAATATAAAGAATTAGCAGACGTAACTGTCAGCCAGGTGCCGCTATTTGTGTTTAATGTAGTGTATGTTGACTGCCAATTACTACTACTACTCTGTACTGTGGTAAAGACAGAAACAAAATTTGCGCTGGTTTCTTTTAAGGTAGAATAAGTTGAATCGTAAAGAAGAGTTGTAGAAAAATATCTATTACCTAATGCATCTGTTGTAAGTACCCACGTGGCGCTTGCTGGTAGAGCATTTGAAAGAGGTATCCCTAGATTTGGTTCCGCATCTTTTAAGGAGAGATACTGGTATCTTGTAGAGCTTACTCTATCTGGTGGGTTAGTTTTTTCCCTTCCACTTATATAAAACGGTGTATTCATTAGTTTTCATTAAAGGCTTCTAGTAAAGATATGGACAAATTTAAAGCGTTTTCTGTATCTGAAAACACTACAATTGAATCGCCTGCTGTTAATAGTACTTTACCTAGTGAAACATTGACCGAATCTTTAACAGGGACTGGATAGCCGGAAGCAAGAAAATAAAGAGTTTTATCCTCTATACTAGATATCCCAAAGCAAATAGTAGCAGTATTATTAGATACATTAGCTACTTGAACCGTTAAAATAATTGTAGCTCTCTGAGAGGGACATATATATATTGGTAAAATATTTGATGTATACGTGCTAGGCACTGCAAATTTACGTACAAATTTATTTAAAGGAACCTGTGCCATATACTTTATTTATTCCAGAGATAATACAAATGGGGTTATAAGTGAAAATAGTGATCTATTAAATGTACGGCCTTCAATAGTACCGGTAGCCTGTCTAATGACAAAATCAGTACCTACTTTAAAATCACCCTGTTCATTTGTTAATGTCACGAAGATAATACCTCCGTCTCGAGCACATACTTCATTTTCTGGTTTAGATATTCCTCCTAAGACTGGTAATGCTGTACTTAATGTGCTTCCAGCTCCTACATATTCCATAGTATAGGCACTAGCTAAAATAGTACTTCTTAAATAAAAATTAACTTTACCTCCTGAAATATATGATACTGCAGCATCATCAGTTGTTATCTGATATGTTACCGGGCCAACTAAACCTGCTGTAGTAATTTGAAATAATGTTTTCGGACTATCTTTATCTGCTTCACACTCAAAAACCATTAACTGTGCTGGTTTTAATGCGACGATCGTTGGATCTACTTTTTCAACTAAAAAGCTATTAAAGCCTGCAGAAACATCAGTAACTAAAGTACCTGTTAATACGGGTGTATTAGATTTACCATATGCAACAAGACCGGATAGACCGAATGAAGCATTTGAGGTATTAATATCACATTGACCTCCAGCGCTAACCATTACAGCGGTTGTTCCGCCAATAGTAAATATACTAACCAATTGTGCGTAACCATTATTATTAACAATTATACCATCCCCACCTTCATTAAACTGAGTATAAGAATCTAAAACCATACTACGTATAAATCCTCCAACCCTATCACCGTCTACTCTCATCCCGGCACCGGCATTATCGAGTCCAGGGACTGTAGATTGGGTAATTGAGCTGCATCCTTGAACATATGGACTTGTAATAATATAAAGAGGATGACCGAACACATTTTTATTTCCTGTTGGCGGAGATACTATGTAACTTGGAGTATTGAAGGCAACTTGATATTGAGGATCAGAAGCATTAATGTTTGGAAACGCTACCGCTGCTGCTGGTCTTTTATGACCTCTAAACGTAAATCCCCAGATATAATCCGCATTAGTTACCCAAAATAAATCGTATGCAGAGTTCTGTGGAAAGACGCTAGTTCGTCTTAGATTATCCCCAATAATAGAGGTTTTCTGAGGAACATAAACAGGATTTTTTTCATAATATTCACCCGTTTTAACAAAAATAGTATATTGACGGTTAGGATTCTGAGAGGCATATTGACACGCTCTTTTAATTGTTCTAAAAGGGTAATTTTCCGCTGTACCTACATTTGTATCAGAACCAGAAGTTGTTACATAGAGTACATTAGGAGTTTGCCACAGTCCCCCGGAAATTAAGTTTGAAATAGTATAAAAGTCTACCTGGAATTCGCCTTGGTTAGGTCTATACCCAACTAAAAAATCTGAAGGAAGAGGAGAGGTACGTGAAAAATCAGCAAAAGACCTATACATAGTATTATTTAGTTTTAGTACCTACAAAAGAGGTATACTAAAATAAATAAAGTTTAATTAGTCTTTAGCGTTATCTTTTTCAACCGATTCAATAGGAACAATATCCACACGGCTAGCAAAACGAGTACCGCTGATCAATGTAACCGGTACTAGTGCTGCTTTATATTCGTTAAGAAGAGTTTCAATTTTTTCCTTTACAGTCAATAGTTCCTTGTCTCTCGATGTAAGTTCTGGAATTTCAGGCATATTTTTATTTATTTTATGAGTTTTAATATCCACTAACTATTTGTATATAAGTTAATCTTTTCCAATCGGACGACTTTACATAGCCTGCCTCATTACAATATATTATATCTATCTTTTGAGATTTATTGAATGAAGGAACAACAAAAGATATAGTGTTGTTTGTATATATTGTATAGGGTATAGGATAACCGCTAAAGGGAGGATTTGCAGCACTAGTACTTCTTATATCAGAATAAAAATTACAGTTACTTTGTGTACCATCGAACCTATTTGAACTTAGATAAAGACCAGCCGCAGTTTTATAGTTAAACATATTTCCGTTAACATAGATTTCCTTACCGGAAGTGTTCACAACAATTGTAATGTCACTCATTAAGGCTCTCCAAGAGGGGTATATAATCTCAATCCCGACATAATAGGTCTACCGGAAACTGTGACTACTTCTGTATTTGCAAAAGATGACAAGGTAGTTGAATCACTTGTTATCGCGTTTGCTTTAAGATAGGTATAGCTTCCATATGAAATATCTGTTCCTGTGCTTACTGCAGTAAAGAATGTATCAATCTTATATATATTTTTTGCGGGCGCTACTGGATCAGGAAATAACCAACCTTTGATAGTAAAGGAAGTATCAGCAATAATCTGTGCTTTTTGATTACCGTTGATGTCGGTTGGATATGACATGTTGACATTTCCACTCCATAATACTTCAGATCTAATTTCTTGAGTATAAGGTAAATTAAATTCTTTTGGAACCGTCCAGCTTAAAATTATATAAGGGTTATTAAAAGGTACAAAATTACTTAAAATTTGATCCATATCAGATTGATATCTAGAAATTATACTCATCTTAACTTCAATGTTAATTGGAACTGGTGCTTTGTAATAAAACGTAACTGGACCAGGGCTATTTTCAAAAGGAGTACTCGGGGCAAAAAAGCCCGCATTCTTATTAAAGACTCTATTATTATCTCTTTGAATACTACCAATAGTAACACTAACAACGGGCAAAATTAAATTTTGACCCGGATTTATTAAGTCAAATAAAACTCTTTGTTTAGGAGCATATATATATCTTACTTCTTGAGTAGCTCCAGGTACTCTATTTTTATCATATCTTTTTATTATTACATCATCAAAAGCAGCTAAGAATTGAATGAGTAAATCCTTGATCTCAAAATAATGAGAGGATACTTTCATATCTATTATTTAATAGATATGCTAGTTATAATACTTCCACTTTTGCGCAGATAACTTAGCTGCTATTTTTCTCTTTGCAGATGGCTTAAGAAAGCTTCTCCTTATTCTAACTTCTTCCATAACACCACACTTCTTTACAGCATTTGTAAATTGTTTTAGTTTTTTGTCAAAATACAGTTTATTAGAACTTTTATTTTTATCTAATACTACCTCACAATTGATAATCATTTTTTTTCTATTTATATTCCTTCCTCTACAATTGCTAGTTCTACGTAGGAATTAAAAAATTTGTTTGGTTTTTTAGGGGCTAGTAATTTTGCATGATGTTTAATTTCCTCTATATCCTGACAAAGAGTTTTTGTACTATAGTCGAATATAATCTTATCTTTCTGGTGACTAAAGCTATAAGGATAGGGTACTTCAAACACTTTCTTGCTTTGGGTTACACACAAAGTAAACACAAGATAAAAATCCTTTACACAAAATAACAGTAATTTACCTGATTTAATTGTTTTTCCGTTAATTATAAAACTGATCTTTTGTTGTAAGAACCTATTAATAGATTTTTCGAGTTGTTCGACAATCATATTAAGAATCCATATAAGCGACTTTTTGCGATGTCGTCATTTTTGCTATATTCTCATTGAAATATTTCCAAAAAGCAGGACCTGCGGGGATAGATGTTATTAAGTCGCAACTATCCACACTCACACAACGAAAATCCTGCATGAATAAATCCCATACTATAATAATATTCCTTTGATCCGGATTATACTTGAGACCGCGGACTGGGGGATGAAAATTAAGAGTAACTCTACCATCGGTACTATTGAGAAGTTGTTGTGCATTTGTGCACAACATTCGACGTGTCATAGGTTTACCTAGCTTAGGCCGCCTCCGGGTAAACTTAATCTCACAAACGTTGTTTCTTAGTACGCTTTTCAGGCTTGTCAGTGATACTAACATCGCTCTTTCTCGGTTTTACGACACCGAATATACGTTGTTCATTTAGAAAAATACCGTGACTGACTTTACCGTGATCGATTACTTCTATATTTGCAATCGGTACACCCATATTATTTGGGAAGCAAACATAATCCCCTCTTTTAACCAATCTACAGCTACCTCCACATAAAATTACCTTACCAATACGCCATGCATTAGTCTCTGCATTTATAGGAACCACAATACCGTTTCTAATAATGGTATTAGAGGTTTCTCCCTCATCAACAAACTCTACAAGAAGAATATCATCCAATAACCCAGACAAATCATATCCCACAAATATACTATTGAAACTATTTCTAGAGTGAGAACTTAAATCAATTAAACTCTTCTGTACTGGACCAAGTTGATCAACATTAGCTTTACTCATATAGTCACTTAGTCGTAAACTATATGAAAATCAAGACTCTTTAGTTTTTATCTTCTTTATATAATTGATACGCTGCCGTTTGAATGTAGGCAGAACATTCATTAACATATTATATTGGTCAATAGAAGATTCAATTTGTTTGTTGACCCTATTAACCGTTAGATTAACAATTCTGGCTGCAACTGGATCGAGCATGGATAACCATCGATTAACAATAAAAGGTTGGTATTCCTTTTCCGCCTCTGGGGTAGTAAAAATATCCTTTTTTTTACTGAACGCTAAACCGTCAATAATATCAAATATATTCAATGGGATATAATCTTAGTCGACGCAATAAAGATATCATCATTGGTTTGGTAAAAGTAATTTACAACATCAGACATAAACTTTGTACAATCTACATCATTTAAATTAGTACTATAAGCAAAAGCGGGTGCCTGTTTACCGGCTCTTACATTAATGCCGGTATGACCGAGTGCGGCTCCATCTTTCACGTGCACAATACTAACACTACACTTACCTTTTTGCTGGGTTACCCCACCTTGTGTAAACTCTTTTGTTACCATTAAATCATCACCATCAACCTCAATAGGGGCTTGAATATATTTGTACAAAATATTTGCAATATTGGCATTAAACATTCTCTGATAGCAGATAGCGCCAAAGCTTTCAGTTATAAGAGGGATCTCATAGAGAAGATGTATCATATCTTCACTATAGATAAAATCTTTATTAAGAGAGTCTTCTTGATCAATTAATCCCTCTGTCTCAACATTTGCTGGAGCCCGGAAAGCAATAATATTGCCGATAGGTAAACATTTGTTACGAAAATATTTGTAAGCAAATCGTTTATGTAGAAGAACGCCATCGTAAACTTTAATATCATTTAGAATCATAATAAAATTATAATATGGGTTAGAGGTTAGTCCATAGAAAATATAAACCAAAACCTAATAAACAGGCTTTAAACTCATGACCATATTCATATTTGCAAAAATATATACCGGTATCGAGCTGGGTAATTAGAGGACCACATTCTATACCATCTTCTGTTTTTCTATGGAAAAGAATCTTTGGCAGAGTTATCTTAAATTTATTATACTTCATATGTTAAATTTGCGCGCAAACAAGTTGTGAAAGTATTTGTCAAAGGAAGATTATCATATCCTATATAAAAGACAAAGTCATTAGATGGAGAAACACTGTTTTCGCAGTGCGTGAGCAAAAAAAGTTTACCCAGGTATCTATTATCACTCATATAAAGCTTGTTTCTTACCCCCCAACAATACATTTTAAGCAAATATTTTAAAAAATCAACTGTAATATTTCTATTTGATATATCCTTTTTATATATAAATAAGATTATACATATGCCTGAATACGGAAATGCTGATACTAATCGTGAGTCGACATTTGGTCGGTCATTAATGAATTATATTAACAACCGTCTACCATATCAAAGCTATACAACAATTGACACCATTAGTAAGCTAAACCCTAAGTTTAAAGTATTTCAGGATACAGGTAGTAAGAGAACCGAAGCACTAGCACGTCAAAGTATTAGTAGCAATACAGAATACAATAGCCTTGATCCCTCTGGAATTGTTGGTTTGGACAACAACTTTACACAATACATGTATGCAAACATACAACATGACAAAATTGCCAGACTGCGTGATTATAGGGTAATGGCTTCGTTTTCAGAAGTCGCTGACGCTTTAGATGAAATTTGTGATGAGGCTATTAACAAGGATGCAAAGGGTAAAGTTGTTGACGTTAGATTTAGTGAATTAGATTTAGATGATAAAGACTCCGAGGCTCTTAAAAAAGAATTTCAACGATATATAAACTATTTTGATTTATCTCATAAAGGGTGGGAGTATTTTAGAACTCTTCTTGTTGATGGTGAAATTTATTTTGAGCATATTATTCATAAACAATATGAAGAAGATGGTATATTAGGCACAATCACAATACCTAATGAATTTATAGATCCAATTTTCGGTAATGTTCAGAATATGATGATTAAAGGTTATCTACTCAGAAAACCGGTCTTTGATAAAACCAATCCAACTAAAATTTTAGAATATAAGCTTGTACCATTAGATAAAAATCAAGTCACATATATTAACTCTGGTATATGGAACGAAAATAAAACAATACGGCTACCGTTTATTGAGAATGCGCGTAGAGCTTATCGACAAATTAGTCTTCTCGAAGATGCCGTAGTCATTTATAGGTTAGCGAGAGCACCTGCGAGATTAATCTTCAATGTGGATGTTGGTAATATGCCAGCACCAAAAGCTGAAGCTTACCTTAGAAAGTTAATGAACCAGTATTGGTCTTCGAAGACATATGATTCATCCCAGGCAGGATCTGCTGTGAAGAAATATAACCCTCAAAGTATCTTAGATAACTTCTGGTTTGCGAAGCGCGCAGGCTCTGAGGGTACTGATGTAAGACAGCTTGAAGGTGCTAATCAAGCCTGGGGATTAGAGGAGATGAATTATTTCCTTAAAAAGCTTTACAAAAGCTTAAAGGTGCCTGTATCAAGATTAAATGCAGAGACTGGCTATAAAGACGATATGAATATTCTTCGTGAAGAATTGAAATTTGCTAAATTTATCGTAAGAATGCAGCAGCAATTTGCTGAGGGATTAAAGAATGGTTTCATTACTCATTTAAAACTTAGAAAATTATGGGAAAAATATGAATTAAAAGAAAATAACATTGATATAGACTTTAATGTTCCAGTTAACTTCTTTGAAATGCGCGAAGCTCAAAAACAAGAAATAAAAACAAAGACATTCTCTGATTTAGTACAAGCTTCTGATAG